ACAGCTGTGAACACAGTGCCACCAGCTATTACGGACACCATCCATTCGCCTGACACAGGCGTAACCAATGTGTTACCGTTCAGTTTGGCCCAACCAGACAATTGTGGTTGGTTGACGAGGACAGTGTTAAATGGTACAGTACGACTCGATGGTGTGAACGAGAGTGCTGCACTCAGCGAAGCAGGTGCTCCACCACCGACACGTTGTGGTCCGGATAACTTTATCCTATAATCTACATATAGGTCACCTGGTTGGGTAATTGCTGCTCCAATAGTCGCAGCAACTAAAGATCCGCATGACGTGTTGGCGTCGTAAGCGGAACTTGTTGTATCTTGAGCTGATCCCATTACAAAATGTATGAGACCACGATTTAATAGTCGTGTATCAGCTTTGAACACTGTTTCCTGCCACAAAGGGGCACGTACCGCGCCAGGGATGGCCATGAGTTCTACCTTACTCTGTGGAATCTCGTCACCTGGGTCATAATCGACAGCTATCATGACACTACCAGCATTGGCAGTTGAACAGGAGGTCTCATATGCCACATGCAATTTCTCAATCGCAAACTGTTCAAAGTTAACGGCCAATTGTGACAACCACGGGAAAAGTGATGGGTTAGCTGGGTTAATGTTATAATTCTGTGACTTCCAGATGCCAGAACTGCTAGAGGTGAGATCACCGAAATATTCACGATGTGTCACGATAATAGAACCGTCGGCACTATATGGTGAACCAGTTATCCGTGGCCCGGCATTACGAACCTTAATACCTTTTGCGACCAGAGCCATTTTCATGGCAGGCTTTGTTGTCGCCTTGGCTGCTTGGACAGCAGCCAATCGTGGTTTAGAAGATATGGGGGTTGGTCCGCGTGGTTGCTTGGCAAAGGGGTCATAACTGACTTTTGGTTCTGAGCGGGAGATGACATTCTTAAAGAGTTTTGCTGATTCTTTGACAATGCCGCCAGCCCGTTGTAATTGTGATGACGTGACACTACTTGGTCTTGCAATAGCACGTTCGATGAGTTCAAAAGCGTTAAGGGCCTCTGATTCTCCAACGCTAGCGACTGCGCCAGCAACGTAAGGTACAAGTGACATAAAATGTAATGTGGTTTATTAAACGAAATGTTTATATTGTTATTGTTGAATAAATTGTTATATTCGGACGGTCGTCAAGGTCACGACCGTACGGCGTGTTAATTGAGCACGCTCTCATAGTTTCGTCTTCCGTGTCTTCTTCCAGGGAAAACTTTGCAATTTCAATGCTCCTGGTGGAATGGACGGTTGACTAACGCCCGTACTTGGCGTCTCTATATGTGATACATTCGCGCTCTGACCGTCAATGACGGCAGTCGGATGTATTGGTAGCTCTTGCTCCATACACAATGGTATGGTCAACAATTGTTCAATAGAGCGGATACTTTGAACATAGTGAACAAAACGCGCCAAGTCAAACTTTGGCAAGCATTCCTCTAAATATTCATATGTCCAATTCCCTCTATTGTTCGGATATTGATCACACACATCAAATCGTGTTGAATAGGCCACTAACTCATGGTTAATGCTTGTGGATCTGTTAATGTCTGGCAATGACGTTAGTGTCAATGCTTTCGCACATAATAATCCGATAACAGGTGTATTACTATCACTAACATAAAACGCTCTCACTTTCTCCATGAGTTTGACAACAGGGTCAATAGGAGTTCTCACAGACAAATGGAACTTCCCAAGTTGTCGTGGCAAATCACAAACACTATCCGGCACACCGTGCCACACTAATGGTGAATAGATGCGTGCTAGAAACTTAACTCGTAGCCTGCTATCTCTCATTATCGGCTCCACTTTCAAGGCGAAGCCTACCATTCTCGCAGCACGTTCATAAGCGTGTACATTCAAATTGGGTGTTATACCGTCATCACCAGCATAACATCCAATATGGGCAAAAGCATCTGATGGACTAAGAGTGGTCGGCTGATTATCAAGTCGCAAGGCAGTATAAGCAACAAACTTATTTATAATACTACCCTCAGCCGATGTTGTAGGCTTGCCACTGGCTAGGCTGTTACCTGACTCATACCTCAACCCGAAACGTGTGAAACACACAGAATCAAACATTGATTCGGTAACGTCCAACAGTTTATTGTGGTACTCAGTCTTGAACATACGTAGATAAATAACACGCATCACGTAGCGTGCTACTTTACTAAAGTGGCCATCAAACCTGCTAAAATCACTCAAAATGACCCAATCAACAGTTGGGTTCCCACACATAGAAGCTATGAGTTCTGCTATCTCTCGTGGTTTCCGACAAAATGCGTACCATGGTTGTGTCGACAAGTAATTTGTAACAGTTAAAGCAAAGCACGACATTTGTAGTTTATCATGGGGATTGATCGTTGATATAATCCTTGGATCTTTAGGCTCAGGATAAACTTCGGATTTTATGAAGGAGTTAATAATACGTTTGCCAACGGTAGACATAGCACCTTGATCGAGCAACCTGCGTTGGGTTGGTCGATTCTGCTGTTCATAAACAGTCTCAATGTCAACAGGCACCATGACATGGGCAGTCGGTATGAACAGTTCGGCAAACTCTTGCGCAAGTTGCATTAAAAATGGTGTCAATGATGTGCAAGACGCTACATCAATTATGCGGCCCTTAACAGCTGCTTCATCCATGGCATAAGTTGCCGATGGAACGAAAGCAACGTCAATAATTGGCGACATGAATGGTGTTAACGATA